TTCCTAGATGTATCTAGGACTTGGATGCTGATTGCCATATCCATAAAGGACTTAGGTTTCCAGCAGTTCACCCAGTTTAACGTGACCCGCTCTGTCAAGCCACGATGTTATAAGTCTCTTCTTCTTGTCCGAACTTATAACCATAATTCTGCGATTCAGTTTCAGTAGTTTCACGAACCAGTGAAGAAGTCACTAGTGAACCGTGCATAGCACTGAAGAGTGAACCACCGAACACACCAGCAACTCCAAGCATATGGAATGGGTGCATAAGGATATTGTGTTCTGCCTGGAACACAAGCATATAGTTGAAGGTTCCAGAAATACCCAGAGGCATCGCATCAGAGAAAGAACCTTGACCGAAAGGATAGACCAGGAACACGGCAGAAGCAGCAGCAACAGGAGCACTGTAAGCAACCATAATCCAAGGACGCATACCTAGACGGTAGGAGAGTTCCCATTCACGACCCATATAGCAGTAGATGCCGATAAGGAAGTGGAACACAATCAGTTGGAAAGGTCCACCATTATAAAGCCATTCATCAAGACTTGCTGCTTCCCAAATAGGATAGAAGTGAAGTCCGATAGCATTAGAAGAAGGAACAACGGCACCAGAGATGATGTTGTTTCCATACATTAGAGAACCAGCAACAGGTTCACGAATACCGTCAATGTCTACTGGTGGAGCTGCAATAAATGCCACGATGAAGCAAATAGTAGCAGCAAGTAGTGTCGGAATCATAAGAGTTCCGAACCACCCAACATAAAGACGGTTGTCGGTAGAAGTAACCCACTGGCAAAAAGATTCCCAGAGGTTTTCGCCAGAACGGCGTGAAGCAATTGTAGCAGTCATTTGTTAAAAAGGGTAAGTAAAAATTCAGGGGGAACTGAACGGTACAGATATTCCTACACCACCCTCCAGTGTAGGTATGAGAGACTATGTTTAACCTCCCCATAGGTCTCGGTTAGGTAGAGGACAACATTAAGAATCTGTTACATTTCTTAACTTGTTGTTGTATTTATCATAGCACTGTCAGGAAATCCTGTCAAGCCCCCTCAATCAAATAGAAGTTACAAGCAAACTCATGCCAGTAACGATTATACCAGTATCGGTTCCTTTGTTGCGAATATGAAGTTCAACATAATCATTTTGCTTATGATCGTGAATGTCAGTCAAATGAACAGTATAAAATTGTCCATATGTTGTGCTATTAACTAAAGTTGCAGAAGACCTAAGAATTGTACCAATTCCTGCGGATGAATTATAATCATAAATTCCAACCTCTACATCAAAATCAATAAATGGTCCAGAAGCAGGAACATCTTGAGTGAAAGTAACTGTTGCTTGAGATAAAAACTTTCTATCAGTTGCAACATTATAAGTTACTCTATTATCAGTTGCAGTAAATTTAGAATTGATTGAACCATCAGTGGTTGTGATTCCTGCAATTTTAGTCCAAATATCCGTAGATCCAATACCAATAACTGTAGGAGTAGAATTATTCTTCATATAAAATTGACCAGAAGGAAATGTATTGTCTATACCACGATTTCCTTCAAAGAAACTATCTCTACCATTAATGTCAGTATGAGTACTCACTCCAATCTTAGTTCCAGGTCCTGAAAAATTACAAGTCTGTATAATAAAACTTTCAGGTTGAGAGAATGTAACACCATCCTGAACTGTGATACCAGTATAACCAGAAGGAACTACGAATGAACAAACTGTTGTACGAATTCTTCTACTACAAATAAAAGTACTTGGAAAATTAAGAATAGATTTTGTTCCACCAAGTCCAAAGTTTCCACTAAACAAACACTGATTAAATCCTACGGTTCCTGTCGTTCCGTCAAAAGTCAAATCCTGAGAATTCAAAAATGCACCATCAAGCAAAATAAAATTATTATAACTTGAAATAATACCTACCTTTGCACAATCAGTGAAGTTTACCCCAAACCAATCCAGAGCATGAACCGAAGGAATAGAGGCAACAAGATTAATTGCATAAGGTGCTTCAAACGTAATATTGCGAATTGGAAGTGAATAAACACTACTCAAAAGTGCAACATCAGTAGCAATTCCTGTAGATTTAATTCTGCAATTTTCACTTGAACCACCAAGAATCGTTGTGTTATCACCAGCGACTAAACGATCTCCTTGCAAATCAACAGTAGTTGTGAAGAAATAAGTATAATTATCTTTGAGATTAATTACTCCGTTTACTGCTGGAGGTAAATCATTCTTAGTTCCAACAAAAATAAAGTTTACAACATCATCCAGAAACTTAAATTGAGTTTCACCACCTCCACCAATCGTTGCCATCTGCTGTTGGATACGATTGATAAACAATTGATAATGATCATTGAGTTGCTGAAACGTTACAAATTGCTGATCTAATGGTGTAAGAGGATCAGTATTTTTTACATTTGGAGGTTCATTCAATAAACCTTCATTAAGATTTTTCTTTGGTTGTGGAATAGGAGTATTCTTAAGTTGCTGACGAAGTTCATAAACTTCATCATGCTGATTCACAACTAAGTTCTGTAAAAAATCAATATTTTCTGTAAGTTGCTGTGTTTGCTCCTTTAATCTATCAACTTCTGTTTTCTTCTGATCTGCTTCATATTCTTCATAAGTTCTTTTCTTACTAGAAGAACTCTTAGGAGTTGATGGATTCTTCGGACTAACATGATGTAAAATTTTAGAATACTTATTCATTCTTATATTCTTTTTTAGTATTTATTTCACTTATGAAATTGGAGTAAGTAATAAACTCATATCAGTAACGATTATATCAGTATCAGTTCCTTTATTGCAAATGTAAAGTTCAACATAATCATTTTGACTGTGAGTATGTATATCGGCCAAATAGACAGTATAGAATTTTCCGTAGCTAGTATTCTTAACTAGAGTAGATGAAGATTTAAGAACTGTACCGATTCCTGATGTTGAGTCGTAATCATAAATTCCAACCTCCACATCATAATCAACAAATGGTCCAGAAGGAGGTCTTTCTTGAGTAAAAGTAACTGTTGCCTGAGATAAAAATACTTTGTCAACTGCATCAATATAAGTTAATCTATTATCAGTTGGAATAAATTTAGAATTGATTGAACCATCAGTGGTTGTGATTCCAGCAATTTTTGTCCAGGAATTGACAGAAGTAAATGAAGTTACTTCTGAACTATCTTTCATATAAAATTGACCGTATGATATTTCTGTGCTTATAGACATATTTCTTACCAATAATTAATTATTACTAGTCCTGGACCACCATTACCTCCAGGACCACCACCACCAGTGGTTCCTCCAGCACCTCCACCACCGCCACCAGAACCAAATCCACCATCTCCACCACGAAAACCCTGGAGCGTAGTGCTATTAACAGAAGCACCACCAGAACCACCACTAGAAAGTAAAGGTGTCTGAAGTTGTACTCCTGGATTTCCAGTACCAATACCAGCAGGTGCGCCACCCGCTATGGTTGCAAATAGTTGTGCTCCTGGAGTAGTTATGGCACCTCCAGACTGGTTGGACCCACCACCGCCACCGGCACCACCAGAAAGTAAAGCACCCGTTGCCGGAAAAGAGGCATTACCACCGGGACCACCTGCAACAGCACCACCGGCAGCACCAACACCACCAGCAAGAGCAACAAACTGACCATATCCACCAATTAGAGTGTTTGCCTGTGTCGCAGCAACAGCAGCAGCACCAGCACCACCCACAGCAGCAGCAGTAGGAGCAGTGGCGGCAGTAGCACTCGCAAGTGCAAAACAAACAGTATAAGCAGGAACAAGATTAGTAATATAAGGAATTATAGAAACATAAGAACCAATTCCTAAACCACCAGGGTTACCAACCGTAGTAGAAGATGCACCACCTGTTCCACCTCTCCCGGCAGAAACATATAAAATGTCCGGCAAAAACACGGCAGGAATAGTTACTAAAGTGACTCCACCAGAACCTCCTCCTCCACCACCACCACGGTTGCCTGTTGCAGGAAATCCACTTGCACCTCCACTTCCACCTCCAATGGCGGTGATTCTCACCATTGTAATTCCTCTAGGTTTTTCCCAAGTTTCCCATACTTGTCCTATAATATTAGACTTACCAAAGAAATAATCGGTATTTCCTGATACTGGTTTTGGAAGATGTAAAAGGTCAAGCATAAATCAATAATCTCCACCAAATGTTGTTGCAAACCAAGCACCGTTTGCAGTTGCGGCAATTGTTTGACCTACAAGAAGATAGGTGTTTGCGGGCATAGCAAAGTTTAATGGAACTTCAATTGGATATGCAGAAGTCGTGTTAGTAATTGTCTGTGCCGGTGCCGCAATATCAGCAATTAATGATGCTTGTGAAGTTGTTGGTGTTCCCGTATTTACTGTTGAGAAATAAATTTTAAAAACCGTTGCTGCTGAGTTAATTCCGCTAGTTGTTGAAGAAAATTGAAATCTCATTTTTTGCACATAAGAACCATTTGCTCCTGAAGTAAATGCAACATACATATTGGTTCCAATTGAAGCAGTACCACCAGAAGTATGAACATTGGTGGAAGATTGTGGAATTTGAATTAAATTAATCTCAGGTGCTCCTGAAAAAATTGGTGCTGTATTTAAATTAGTTAATGGCATTTATTTAATCCTCCTTTATATTATATGTATCTTATGGCATTGCCATTCTATAAGAATATGCTAACATAGATCCAGATAATTTATTAATTGGGTTTCCATCCAAATATCCAGATGTTGTTATTCCAGTAATTCTAGAATCACCAAAAACAGTAAGATTTGATGTGGCAGTTACAGTATTTATACCAACCCTTCCGGTAGTATCAACTATAAATGGAGTGGTTCCTCCTGCCTGATCATCAACTCTCAGAGCATTTCCAGTTCCGTCCTGAGTGATTCTTACTAAATCATTATTAGTGGTTCCAGAGAACAAACCAACAAAATCAGTAACACTCACAGATTTAACTGTGAGTATTGCAGTTGGATTTGTGGTTCCTATACCAACATTAGATAGGGTATGAATTCCAGCAGATGTTGTAATCCATTGAGATGATCCTCCTCCACCTGAAGCAGTAACAGTTACAACACCGGAAGAAACTGGAGATACTGTTAAATTAGTACCAAAATCAATTGTTGTAGCAGTTCCAACTAAAACTCCATCATCCCTGATAATAATACCAGAACCAGATGCAACAATACCAGTTAATTGAGAACCATCACCCCTGAAGGAATTGGCAGTAATAATACCAGATATTAGTGCATCACCAATGACTGATAATTTAGAAGTTGGATTTGTAGTTCCAATACCAATATTATAAGAACTATTACCATTGATCCAAGTAGTAGAACCAGAACCAATAACTAGTTGATTAGATCCAGAAACAATTGGAGTATTTCGATTAAATCCAATAACTATATTTTGCGATCCAGTGATGTTGCCAGATCCGGCAGAAGGACCTAAAAATATATTACAAGATCCAGTAGTGTTGTAACGTCCTGCGTAGTTACCAAAGAATGTATTATCATTTCCAGATGTATTCGAACGACCAACACCAGGTCCAAAAAAGTTATTAAAGTTTCCAGTATTAAGACATCCAGAATATGAACCAAAGAAATTATTATTGGATGCACCAGCATTGCATAATCCACTATAGAAACCAAAGAAGTTATTATTGATTCCAGTAGTGTTGTAACGTCCTGCATTATCACCAAAGAAGTTATTAAAAGATCCAGTGGTGTTACAACGTCCTGCAGAACTTCCGAAGAATATATTATTACCTCCAGTGGTGTTAGCAAGTCCTGCATTAGGTCCAAAGAAGTTGTTATTAATTCCAGTGGTGTTACAACGTCCAGCATACTGCCCTATAAAGGTGTTATTGGAACCAGTGGTGTTGAAGTATCCTGCAAAAGGTCCAAAGAAATTATTATTATTTCCAGTAGTATTTTTATAACCACCATAAAAACCAAAGAAGTTGTTATAACAACCAGAAGTATTAGAATATCCTGCACCACGACCAATAAAGTTATTGTTGTTTCCTGTTGTATTGGAAAATCCTGCAGCACGTCCAAAGAAGTTATTGAAGCTTCCTGTGGTGTTAGAACTTCCGGCACCAACACCAGCAAAGAAATTATTAGTTCCCGAAGTAATAGAACAACCAGTAGTACTATCACCAATTCTTATATTACTAGTTCCAAATCCTAATACTCCATTGATTTGAAGTCTTGTTGTTGGATTTGTGGTTCCAATTCCAACATTATCACTATCATTAATAATAAATCTTGGAGTCGCAGTAGAACTATCAAATACTGTTGTTCCAACAGGAGCAGTTGTTGTAGATGTTGGATTTTTTATAACAATTGCTTGAAGACTATCCGAAATATTATAGACTAACTTGGTGAATTGAGATGCCTGATGTTGTGCCCAGATTTCTACTGTGCTATTTGTAGAAATTCCAAGTATTCTTACATCACTTCTAACTGTACCATAAGAAATATACTCAAAATTAAATGATGCTCTATTTGAAAAATATATTTGAAACGGAGTTTGATTAGTACTTGTCCAGGCACCCAAAACACCAGAGATTGACAAATGATCAAATGTATTTCCGCTGCTACCTACAGGAAGAGTTGCTAATCTGTAATATGTTGTACTTGCAGGAGCACTCAATCTCCAACCATTTCCAAAAACAGAATTAGTAAAATCAGTTGCAATTCCAGTTCCAGGATCTTTAGAAGCAACTAAAACAGAACCAGTTACAATACCACTTACAAAAGCATCACCAGAAATAGAAAGTTTTGATGATGGATTTGTGCTTCCAATTCCAAGATTTCCACCAATATAAGCACCATTACTTCCAGTAACCTGAAACACCTGTAATGGTGTACCAGTAGAAGAACCAGAACCTACCAATAAAGGGCCAGCAAAAGTTGCTATTCCAATATTACTAATATTTCTACTCTGATCAACAATAGTGGTATCTGTGACCTTATATGACATCTATTCTCACAGAACTTTTATATTATTTAGGACACAGCGTTATTATTTTAATTTATTTTTCAATTCATCAATTTGTTTCTGTTGTTCTTTCACACATTCAATCAGTAATCCAATCAGTCCGTTATAATTGACTGATTTTGGATTTGTATCACTGACCAATTCAGGAATAACTTCTTCAACTTCTTGTGCGATAACACCTAAAGAAGATTTTCCAGTTTCATTCCAAGTAAATGTTACACCATTCAGTTGAAGAATCTTATCAATTGGATTTTCAATTACTTGTATATTATCCTTTAAGTTTCTATCGGAACTTGAGTTAAAGTCAGTTGCAGTAACCACACCAACAAATCTAGCATCTCCAATTACATCAATTCTTGATGTTGGGAGAAGGGATCCAATACCCAAGCAATTAGTTGAAGTGTTATAAACTATTGAAGTTGTATCAATAAATTGAGTTGATGTTGAGGCACTTGCTCCAGATGCAAATAAAGGAAATCTAATTTGTGGAGAAACTGTGTCATCCGTAACAGTGATGGTATTTCCACCAATCGCAGATACTGGTTGCCAAGACCATCCTCCACTACCATTAGAAGTAAGAACAGAACTTGCGCCACCAACATTATTATTAGCATCATAAATTCCACCACGAACTCTTAGGTTTCCACCAACATCTAATAATTGTGTTGGGTTTGTAATTCCAATACCTGTACTGGTAGAAATATATCCACCACCAGTTACTTGAAGTCTTTGTGTTGCTGTTCCCGTAGAAGTTCCAGATCCAATTAAAACTGGACCGTTAGTGAATGTTGAAATTCCAGTTACAGAAAGATCGTTAAATTGATTAGGGGCAAAGGCAAGTAAAGTTTCTAATGTTGTTCTTGTTGTAGCATCAACTGTTTGAATACCAGTAATACTAACTAATCCACCTACAGTACCTAAAACTTGAGTCGCACCTACAAAATAAGAAGTTGAAGTTGTAGCACCAGAAACAAAAGCACTAGTAGCAGTAACAAATCCTAATGTTGTAGTTCCAGTAACATTAAGACTTCCAAGTGTTCCTACAGAAGTCAAGGAAGAGTTAACAACACCAGAACCAAGTGTATTATTGCTAAGAACATTAGTTCCATTAATCTGATATGTATTACCCGTAATTAGGTTATGAGTTCCAGTAGTAACAATACCAGAAACAAAAGCACTAGTAGCAGTAACAAATCCTAATGTTGTAGTTCCAGTAACATTAAGACTTCCAAGTGTTCCAACAGATGTTAGAGAAGAGTTAACAACACCAGAACCAAGTGTATTATTGCTAAGAACTGAAGTACCGTTGATTTGGTAAGTATTACCTGTAGTAGCATTAAATCCACCACCAGTTGTGATACCAGAAACATTAATATTTCTTGCTCGTATATCAGTAGCATCTAGATAAGTATCAAAAACAGTAAAACCAGCACCAACAGTTAATCTACTACCATTTTGAACTGTTGAGGTATTACCAATAGAAACACCATAGTTAAATATCCAAGCATCAGTACCCAATCCAGAATAATGACCCTGCCTAATCCACATAATTTGTTTATATGTGGATGGACTGTTATTTACACCATCAATCGGGATTGTAAGGATTGGTGTTCCTACAGTTGATGCAATAGAAATACCACCGTGATTTGCTGTTATGTCTGTAGAAATATCATTATTATTTGCATCAGTTGTAACGCCAAGTGTGATGTCACGGTCATTAATTTGCAGTTGTTGTGCATTTAACTGTGTTGTTGTGCCACCAATTGTAACATTTCCAGAAACATTAAGATTTCCAGAAACTGTTAATCCACTTGATTGAGTAACAACACTTGCTGGCGCAGTTCCAGTTAAATTATTAGCAATTTGGTAAAATGAACCAGGTTGACTATTTAAGAATTGAACATTTAAATTATTTACTAATGTTGAAGAAGCAACAGAAATTGGAGCAGTTCCGGAAGCAACATTAGAAGAAAATTGACTTGCGGTTATAATTCCAGTTGCTAAAGTATTACCTATAACATGCAATACTGATGTTGGGTTTGTAGTACCAACTCCAACAGCAGCAGCATTAATAATATTTCTAGAATCATCAATAATTGTACTGTTTAGAATTCTAAATGCCATCTATCCTACCTTACAGTAATTTGTTCTTTTTTTTATTTATGTTTACTATTACTTTAATTTAGACTTCAAATATTCAACTTCACTCTTTAGTTCCTTTATCGATTCAACTAAAACTCCAATCAAACCATTATAATTTACAGTTTTATATTCACCAGAGTTAATTACCAAATCTGGAAACACTTTTTCCAGATCTTGAGCAATGATACCACCAGAAGTTGAATTTGTTGTTTTCCACTCAAATGTTACACCATTAATATCATCAATTTTTTCTAGAGTATTTTCAAATTTCCTGATATTCTTCTTAAGTCTAATATCAGAAGACGAATTAATATCAGTAGCAGTTATGACTCCAACAATATTAACATCACCAACAACGGTTAATATAGATGTTGGATTTGTGGTTCCAATACCGACATTAGAAGTTGTATGAATTCCAGCGGATGTTGTGATCCACTGAGATATTCCACCACCACTCCCTCCACCCGGAACATAAGGTGTTCCAATAAACTTACCAGAAGAGGAACTATATTGAATAACATATCCATCTTGCTTTACACTATTTCTATCAACATCGTCTAAAAACTCAAAACGAGTTTCACCGCCTCCACCAATCGTAGCAAGTTGTTGTTGGATACGATTAATGAATAATCTATAATGTTCTTGAAGTTGTTCTAGAGTAACAAAATTTTTATTTAATGGAGTAAGTATATCTTTATTTTTTACTGATGGTGGTTCAGTAAGAAGATTTTCTGTGAGAATTTTTTCCTCATTAAATTTATCAAAAATTTCCTCAAGATATTTTATTTTTTTCCCTAATTCATAATTTTGTTCTTCAATTTCTTCAAAATTTAATTTGTCAATTGCTGAACGAACATTTTCTTGTATCTGCTCAAGATTTTCATTCTGAACCTTAATATGAGATTGATTTCTTATAATATCAATCTCTAAATCAGAAACTTTTTTAGAAATTTCATTGTTATAATTTTCTGAAATTTCTAGACCTTCAAATACAACTTTCTCAAGATTTTTTAATTCTTCAATCTTATCGGTTACAATTTCAATTAAATTAGTCTTATCTCCTTCAACTAGATTAATTTTTTCTAATATACTATTAACAGTTTTATCAAGTTGTTCTTGAAATTGATTTAATTTATTTTCAGTCTTTCTTTCAGTTTCTACAATAAATCCCTTATACTTTGGAATTTCATTTTGTTTGAGATGTTCAAAATCATTAAGAATGTCATTAATACCATTAACAGTTTCTTCATTAGCATTTTGAATGGTTTTGGAAAAACTATCAAGTTTATTATTAGTTTGCTCACTAATTTCATTAACAGTTTTATCAAGTTGTTCTTGAAATTGATTTAATTTATTTTCAGTCTTTCTTTCAGTTTCTACAATAAATCCCTTATACTTTGGAATTTCAGTTTCCTTAAGTAAAATAATTGCATCATCTAATTGCTTAAAATCTTCAAGAATACTACTAAGACTTTCTTCATTAATACCCTGAAGTGTTCTAGTTAACTCATCATATTTTTTATCTACAAACTCACCAATACCTTCGAGAGTTTGATTTACATTCGTTTCTAATTCACCATAACGATTATTAGTACGAAGTTCAGAATCAATGATTAATTTTTTATATCTTGGAACATCATTTTCAAGAAATTCATTTACAGACTTAGTAAGTCCAGAAACATCTAAACGAATTTCGGTAAGATTCTTTTGATTTATTCCATCTACTTTTTTTTGAATATCAGAAATACTGTGCTCAACCACAAGTAGTTGAGACATCATCGCACGATCTAAATCTTCTTTTTTAAGAAGATTTTTAATATCTGTCTGTATATCTTCTACCTTTTCTGAAAGATAATTAACTCTTTCTACATTGACTCTATAACTATCAAGAGTTTCACTAAAATCAGAGAGAACCTCAATTTTGCTTAGATTATTCTTAAATGATTCAAAAGCATCAGAAAATGTATTCAGTTCTGGTGCATGAACCAACTCTTGAACTGAATTATTGACTGAAGAAATTTCTTTTTTAAAATATTCTGATGGTTTCTTAAGAGGCACTATTTCATCATTCTTCTTATAGTAATATTTATTATACTCTATATTCTTCTATTTTGTCCAATACTTTATTGAGATATTGATGCGCTAACCACTTTGGATCATATCCAGTCTTATTCATCCATTCATTATCCAAATCCTTTTTTAACTTAAGAACTTCGCATTTGATAATATCTTTGGTCAGTTGTCCTCTTGGCATAATAAAAAAAAACTCTACCCCTTATTTAGAGGTAGAGTTAAGTATTATAAATTGTTAGTGTCTTCAGAAAAGACCAGGAATTACTTGCCCAGTGGTGAAGTAAGTACCAACTGCAATTACGAATCCAAGCATCGCAAGTCTTCCGTTCCAACGCTCAGCAGTTTCAGTGAAAATTTTGTCCATTTGTTTTACCTCAGTAAGTTTCAGAAAGTTTTTCTACAGCATAACTCAGGAGAACCAAAAATGCAACTCCTGTGATTGTAAAGATTACTTCAGTCATCAGAAGATCCCGAAGAAGAAGTTGCCAGTGATAGAATAAGAAATAATACCAGCAACAAAACCGACCATTGCCCAGCGTCCATTAGTACGCTCCTTAACTTGATTTGGAGTCAGCATTCCGTAATTCTCATAATACATTACGGGTTCTTTGGCAAACATGTTTTGTTGCCCATATTCATTAGTTGTTACAGTCATTGTACATTCGTTAAGAATTGTTACACAAGTATATAGCAGAAAGGAGGGGGTGTCAAGCCCCTCCTGTTACGGTTTTCTCACACAATAAGTACAATTGCTTACTGCCGTACCTGAGATGGTTCGGTAATTCGACCAAGATATGGATCATAATTCATTAAATCATCAATACTCATATCATAACCTTGAAGTTCCCAAAACTGAAGAAGACCATCATGACTTGCTTTATGAAATATATCAACATGTTCTGGATGAATGGAAGATCCCAATTCAATACGATAAAGAAAAAGAGGAATTGAAAATGTATTTCCAGAATTATAAATCAAATCATCAGCAACTGCTCTTGGTTTTACACCTTGATCTAATTTATACTTATCTCCACGAATATGGAACTTCAATAATTTTTCCGCATGATGGCGACTAATCATATATGCTGCTGTAGAAAAATCATTCACAAATCTTTTATGAAGTTTTACATGAAGATCTCCTGTACAAATGATTGCGAGTTGAATTACATCCCAGTCATAAGGAACTTTAGATACAAAATCTTTCCAAGTAAAATTCCAAAATCTTACAAGTTGTAAATCAACATCATCTTCCATAAAAATAGCATATGAACTATCAGAATTATCATACCAATATTTAATTGCCTTAAGATGAGATGTGGTACATCCAATTTCACTGGTAGTCATATTGTCGGGATATCTTCCTTTAATAATATTACTCAGATCATCATTACGCCCATCATAAGCAGAAATTCTTGTATAATTTTCTACTTCCCAATATTTAAATTGCTCATCCATATATTGCTTCCTTTCTGGTTGCTCGTCAAGATTCAAATAATAAACTGGAGGAAGATCTTTAAGTTTGTATAATGATTTATTTTTGTCCATTTTTATTTTTCTTTTTAATCCATTCTAACACATCTACACTATAATTCCAACCCAAATCTTTTTTAATTTTATCAATTGAAGATCTTGAATGTAAAACTTCACCAGGTCTTTCTGGAATTGAAATTTGATATGATGAAATTAAATCAGCAATTTGTTGAATTTCTGTACCCTTTCCAGTACCTACATTATAAACTTCACCATATATTTGAAGATCTTTTTGAGATGCAAGTATATTAGCATAAACCACATCAGATACATGGACAAAATCTCTAGTTTGATATCCATCACCAATAACAGTTAAAGGTTGACTATTATTTTTTTGATTTTCAAAAATAGACATTACTGGTGCATATTGACCAGTTTTATGCTGCCCTTCACCATAAACATTGAAATATCTAAACATTATAGTTTTTAAACCATAGAGATTATAATACATTTTACATAACTGTTCTCCAGTATATTTGGAAATTGAATAAGTATTCAAACACTCTACTGGATTTGTTTCAACACTAGGGAGAAATAAACTATTTCCATAAACTGCAGATGTAGAAGAACATAAAAATTTATTTACATTATGAATTCTAGAACATTCTAGAACATTCATAGTTGAAAGTGTATTATTAGACATACTTTCATTTGGTTTTTCGACACAATATGGTATAGAAACATCAGATGCCAAATGAAAAACATTATTTACACCTTCAAAAAAATAGAGATATTTTGTATATTTTTCTGATAAATCTTGAAGATAATATTTTGCTTTTTCGTTTTTAAAGTTGGGATGAACTCTGTCTAAAACTATAACTTCATGCCCAATATCAACAAGACGATTTACAAGATGCGAACCAATAAATCCACATCCCCCAGTTACAATTGATTTCATTAGTATAAAGCGGTTGGTTTCCAATATAAACTATTTAATTGGAATAATTCTGTTGTTGGATATGAATCTAGAGATTGATCTGTTCCATTAGAACTGGTTTGATAAAACATTGGATCTTTAAATGCATATACATTATAATATCTTTGAATTTCAGCAAATCCAATATCCTGATGATCGGAAATATTAAAAGCATTCATTGAAATTCTTTTGCAGATAGAAACATACTCAGGATTAAGATAAAGAATAGCATGAGCACCTAACATATTATACACCCTAATCAAATTATCATCAATTTCAGTATATTGAACAAACGGTCCAGAATGAGAATTCATTCTTCCCCAAGAAGAAATTCCAAGATAGACTGCATCAGAATCGGAGGGAATTTCAATAATTGGAAAAAAATTTTTAATTCTACAGTCATCTTCAAAAATAATAAAAGGAGATTCTACTTTACTTAAAGCATTGAAGTGAGAAAGAGAACATCCAGATAAAGGTTTATCTAAAAATTCAGATCCCTCTATTCTTCTAATATCTTTGAATTCAAGATCAGTAAGCATTTTGTGCATATGATCGTTTTTCTCATTATGCCTATTTAAATTAATATAAAATGAGGGTATTTCTCTAAGATCTATTTTCATTGAGTTATTTCTTTATTGGCAAATAATAGTTCAGAATGAGTTCTAAAAATTTCAGTATATCCATAATCTGAAAGATAAGAAATTATATCTAAAATAGTAAAACCAGCATCTTCATATGTGCCACCATATTCCAATTGAATATAATTAATTTTCTTATTTTCCAATACTTCCTTTCCACCTCTCAAAATAGAAAATTCTGATCCTTCAGTATCAACCTTTAAATAATCAATTCTTTCTAAATTAAATTGATTAAAAATAAAATCTAAAGTGGTACATTCGACTTCAATTTCCCCAACATCCTCAAAACATTTTCGATCAAAAAGAGAAGAAATAGCATGACTAACTGGTGTAATGCTTATATTCGGAATATACAAAATTTTATTTTCTGTTGAATCTGATAAAGCTTTTTTTATTACAACAACTCTAGAATCATTTTTCCACTTTTTTTCATAATTTTGCCAATGCAAAGGATCTAGACCATAAAATTTAGAATTTGGATACATGCTCAACCCCAATTCAGTAAAATCATCCAATATTCCACAATGCTCAGGAATATAATTAATATTACAACCAACATCAAAAAAAATAGGAACATAGTCATTTGCAAAATTTACTTTATCCAAGCAAAGTTTATAACTTTCCATTTAAATCATCTCCTTAAAATCTAATTTCATTATGGTTCTTATCAAGTGCTATTATTTTGGGTTTTATTTCAGGGTAAAAAGAACTAAGTACCCATCCCTGAGGATTTTTTAAGGCAGATTCTGGATAACAATATGCCGAAGTTAAAGTTAAGGAAGGTGGAGTATCGATTAAATATCTATTCATATGACTTTCATCATGCCACAAAGCAATTATGCCATTTTCCAAATCAGTATTAACTCGTTGAGATATAACTTCAGACATTTCTAAAAAATTTTTTGTTTTTCCACCATTAAAACCACCAGCATAATATGTATGTCCTTTATCATAGGGAACATATGCTAAAGAATTTTGATTCCTTTCATAACTCATTTCATTTATACTATGAAATGATTGACCAGGATGTTTAGTGGCAACTAAATCACCTAAAACTTCATCACCAACTTTATCAACTATTGCCATATCTACATCAAAATAATAACAATAATCAAATTTAGAAATAAATTGTTTTTCTTTAATAAAATAATTATATCTTTTTAAAGTGGGCATAGGCCAAGGTTCATGTTCAATTTGACAAACTTTAACATTATCAGAAGTTTCTACTTCATGATCGGTAAAAAGTAAACACTCTATATCATGACCATTGAGAAAATTTTCTTCAATATTGTTGTAGAGTCTTTCTACAAATTGAATATATTTATTAGTAGCTATAGTTAAAATACAAACTTTCATTTTTTCTTCAGATATAATGCATCTCCCCAAATATCTCCCAACCAATTAGTTTCAACTCTTTCCATGCCATATGATTCAAGAAAATTATCAATTTCCTGAACATATGCATTGTTTTCATAAACCTCATCACGGTTAACTTCACAATAAACATAATCAATGTGTTCTAATGTTTTTAAAGATCCCCTTAAAACTTCAAGTTCGTATCCTTGAACATCCATATTTAAAAAATTAAAATCTTTTGTATCAAAATTATCAAGTAAATTAACTTCAACCTCTTCCTCCCCCTCAAATTTCACATGGGGATGATGAGTCAAATGAATTTTAGGTTTTAAAATAGAACTACTTTGCTTTTCATTATCACTCAAGTGCATAATTGCAGTTCCAACATAAGATCCTAAAGCAATTTGATGTCCTTCAATATTAGCATTAAAATCCAAAACTCTTTGAGAAAGAACATTAAAACATTCAGTTAAAGGTTCGAAAACAATAATATCTTGAATTCCATTATTAATATAGTCATTAATTTCTTCCCCATAGTGTGCCCCAACATGAATAATTCCCTTTATATCCATATTATATTTTTTAAAAATACTTGAAAAATTAATTAACATTAAAAATCTCCAAAAGTGTGTTTACTGATTTTTTATATGACAAATTATTTTCCACAAAATTGCGTGGAGTATATTCTTGTATTCTACCATAAAACTTCTCAAATGTCTCTTCTATTTGTGACAATTCATAAAATTTTTCACCACATTGTTCGGACCAATATGGAACAGAAGTTGCAGGTACTGACCATTCTGGGCCCTGATCATTCCAAGAAGATAAATCCCAAACAAAAAATGGAACATTATTAGACATTATTTCCTGAACAGCAATACCCTGACTTTCTGTTCCATTTAAAAGGAAACAAAATCTAGATTGACTTGCCAACAGTTCAAGATCAGATTCTGAATAATTTCCATATGAAATAATATTATATGTTAATTTTTTACTTTCAATAAAATCTATAACTTTAAATAACTCTTCATCACTTCTACGCTTGGAATAAATTAAACAATCATATTTAATGTTACGATTTAAATTTGATATCTTAATTCCAACTGGCCAAACTTTTATTTTTTCCTCAGGAAACCCAAATTTTTGAATTGCAAGATATTTAACCCACTCAGAGGGAACTACAAAACATTTAAAATAATCTAAATGATCTCTTAAAAATTTAATATGATCATCAAAAAACCATATTTGTGGTCCAATTACACAATATTCTAGCTCAAGATTTGAATGTTTTTGATGTCCAATATAATCGTATTGAATTAAAAAATTAAATTTATATTTTTCTTCATTTATAGAATAATCAATATTTTCTTGATGAAGACTTTCTATTAAATTATTAACAACTTTTTTAGGTCCATTCGTTTGTGAAGAATATGCCCAATAAGATTCGGAATAAAAAAGATTAATCATACTAATTATTAATATTTGGACAGGGGCAAGATAAATTTTCTAATTCTTCATTTCCCATGTAATATTCTCTGGGCAGACGCTCTATCTTGGTCCAAATGTTTAGAGTAGAACCAACATCAAGATAAGTATTATTTTTATTATTTTTCCAAAGTTTATAAGATAGAATATTAGCAAAAGAACCAGCAGCAAACAAAAACAACTTATCTTTAGGATCGTCTTCCAAAATCATTTCAGGAAGATCTCTATTCAATACCCAAGCATTATAATCAATTGGATAAAATTTTTCAACTTTAAAAGGTAAATTATCAAGATTCGTATTCTTATGTGTTACAAGATGAATATCTCTTTCTTGATATAATGGAATATACTTTTCTTTATAAAAAGTATAATTATAATTTACAAAAATATTTGCATAGGTAATTTGCGATTCTTCTTGCCTTGAAAATAGAATTGCATCTTTATAGCAAGGACAAATAGCAACATAATAATTTGGATCTTTGTATTGAAGAGATTCAATAAGTTCTTGTCTTGCCAATTCAAATAAAGGATGATTCCCATTTGCCTGCCACTCACCATTTGCAGGAAAAAAGGAATCTCCTTTAATAGCACCCCACTCACCATCAGCAAATTTACTTAAAGCAAATTTTTCATTAGATTGAAGTTTTTTATAAAAAACTTCAATTTCTTTCCTATAATCTTTCATTTTTTCTTACAAACGGAAATAAAATATCCATTATGCCAATGACTATCTTGCAATACTACTTCTGGATAAACTCTATCTACACCGTTACTAGTTCTAATTTGCATAGAGTAAATAATTTCAATTCCTAATTCCTCAATTGCTTTTTCGGTTCCTTCACGAGGGCGAGAATCATTCCAATCATCTACAACAAATATAAAAGTATCGTCAAGTGCGGGAAGAACATACTTTAATCCATCATATTGATCTTCAACTTCATGTGGTCCATCAAATAGATAAACATTGAATTTACCAATATCGGTATAATCAACTTCTCTAAAATCTTCTTCATGAAGTTCTACACTGTTTTCATCTTCATCTCTTAAGGTGTTTTGAATATTTTTTCTGAACTCATTTCTAATATCACCAAATTGAGACCAGTTATCAATACAAACAGAATGAACTTTGTTTCCATAAACTGCAGAACAAGCAGTGGAACCAGACCAAGACCCAACTTCAAGGTATCGTGCATCTTGAACAGTTTCAATTAAATTATTAATAAAAATTCTGTATCTTTTACCAGACATTCCATACAAACCAAGAATCCAATTAGGCAACTTAGTTTCTTCTTGAACTGCTTTATCAAAAGCAGTCTTAATAAGTTCTGCATATTTGTTTTTACTATTTCCCATTTCCTCAATGTAGGGATTGAAGGGGGAAGATTCTATCAAATTCATTATTTTCTATCCTATTTTTATTTAAATAAATTTATATAAGTAACCATATGTTCCATTTGAAGATTGATTTTCTGGCAAAATATCCCAGAATTTTTCCACAGGATCTTGTAAAACTTCTTTATATGGATTTAAATCAAGATTTATACTATTATATGGGGGGAACAAATCTCCATTAAATTCAATTTTACAATCTCTATTAAGAGAATAATCAAAATTAGCACTTGTTATAAGTGCATATTTAGATATTCTTTTCATTTCGGAAATAGAATTTAAATTATATTCAGTAGGCAAATGCTCAAGTGTATGTCTACAGATAACTAAATCAAATTCTAAATCATCATAGAGTTTCATTTGAGATAACATATCATTGTTAGTAAATGTTACCTTATCAGATTTATATTTTTTATTTTCTTCTATCAATTCTTGACAAATATCATTTCCAATATAAAATTCAAAATTTTGCTTTATGTTTTTCATCCAAAACCAATCACCACATGAAGTATCAAAAATTTTTTTTATATTATAATCTTCAATAATTCTAACTAAATTTTTAGAATAAAGTTCAGTGTATCTTGTACTAGATCCCAAACCACTTTTCGATTCTCCACCAATTGGCAACCACATTCCTTTAGAATAAAAATTACTATATGCGGATTTCAACTTTAAATTAAAATTTTTCATTTTTTATTTCGATAAAGTACAAATCCATTATCAACACAATATTTTAGATATTCTCTCATTTCACCTGTTCCTAAAGTAATGTGAGCAGTTGCATGTTGATCAGCACCGTATTGAATTGCTTTCAAGCTACTCCACATGCTAGTATCATCAGAAGGATGTGGTGGAACATAAGTTTTCAAATCAGTATACTTCTGCAACATATATGAAAAATGAATATCTTCACCACAAAGCATAGACCAATGTTCTTCCGGAAGTTCTCTCCAGAAAACAGAGAGAAGATCTCTAGAAAAAAACCAAGAATGACCAACGATATCAACTTCAACAGGTTCAGTATTATTTCCAGCACATTCTAGATTTGATTCCCAACCAAACCTTGCATATTTTCCGTCAGGAAGTTGATCTAGTTCATAATTCCCATTTTTAAACCTAAGACCAATCCCACCAAGAAGTCCAGGATGCGTTTCATAAGTATTCAAACAATTTTCCAACCACCTATTACCGGGAATTGTATCATCGTCAAAAACACAAATATAATCGCTCTTTGCGTTTAAAGCATATGCAAACCTTGCCCAAACTCCATAGTTATAATTACTAAGAGATGAATTAAGTTGAGAATATGTTTCTTCATCATATTCAATTCCTGGACAAGTATTTTGCCAATAAAAAATCTCTTTCACTGGCACAGTTTGATTTCTAATTGAATCAACTTGTTCTTTTAGATTTTTTCTTTTGTATCCATTAAGAACAACTGTAATTGTTTTAGACATATTTTAGAGTATCAATATAAGAAGTAATAGTATATATCATATAATAAACCAACCATCACAATAAAGATCAATTACACTTTTAGTGTCTTTTAAATGACCACCAAACCAATTTTTAGGTGCAATAACATTTTTGCTTTTTGCCAACCAAGCTCCCCACCATGAAAAAGATGAATTAGCAATAATATGATAAGAACATAAAGATTGTAAACATAAATCAATTCCCGTACCATTTTGTTCGGAAAAAATGAACCTGTCTTCTTTAAATAATTTTTGCCCTTTACACCAGTCAATATCATCAGAAAATATCATAACAGGAATATCATTTGGCATATAAGATAATCCATCTGAATAATATTCAAGATTTTGAACTGGGTGATGAGAAGTTCCCAAATAATCCCCTCTACGAATGTGAAGAGAAATAACCTGAGAACTTCCAAAACTTAAGGTAAATGCTTCTTCTGTAGGTTTTCTTATTTCATCAACAAAAGTAAATGCTTCTCTTAGTTCATTTTCTATATGTTGAAAATATTTTTGAGTTTGAAAATAACCATATAAACTAATATTATCTGGACAGTTATTCCAAATATTTTGATCCAATGAGAAAGTAGATTCTACTAATTTTGAAAAATTTGTAACTAATTTTGGTGCATCAGGAAGTTTAAAACACTCAAAAATTGTTATATCAGAATTTGCACAATTAAAATCTCTTGTAGAAACGACAGATCTTGGAGGAAGACAATAATCATAACCATTTTTACATGCAATTCCTCGAAGTGCTGCATATTGGAACATTTGATTTCCAAGTCTTCCTAAATTTCCTAAATCATCATTTGCAATCATTTTTTAAATTTAATTCCATTATTATTATAGCAAAAAAGGAGAGTTTATGCAACTCTCCTCTAGGTTTTTCATGCACGCCACCAATTCTTTGACTGGAAATTGGAAACCAGGCGGGAGAGAGTCCCATCCGCACCAGTCGTCACTTATAATGCCCATACGACGAGGGCAAATCAGGGTTCAAACTTGACTCCACCACTTGGTTTTACGAAACCAAGAAAAGTTGGGATAATTTTGATATCTCAGAAATACCAAAAAATGCACATAAAAATAGTACATCCCACAATTTAAGTTTAATAGCAAAAGGTACTGTGAGTAATCCCCCAATAACTTTAATCATCAAACCGTATTTAAAATCTCCCCACAACATAGTTTGATAACCAATCATAAGGAGAAAGTTCCCAAGATATCTTAGAACACTTATTTTAGACATAAGTACTTTTTAAGACTCTCTGTGTCAACTAAGCAACCTCAAGAGATTCAAGATCTTGGGCGATACACTCAATGAGAATGTCATAATTATCAAGAGGGTCTTCGGAAAACACCACTCCTTCATTTTCGTAGAAGCGGCGAACCTTTTTATAAAGTTTCGGATTCTTTACATCAAGGTAGAATTCACCGTTAGCAGCAGAGCGAAGAGTGCTAACATCTTTCTTGAATTTTGCGATCAGAGACATTGTTTTGTTGTGTTTACTCTAGTATTATAAGGGTTGGAGAGTTTTGTGTCAAGTGTGCCAGTTTCATCACTGGCACTCAGGGTGGAGATCAATAGACCCATATCCCTACTCACCTTTGTTTTGGTGTATGTACATTATACCGAGTGCTGGAGCAATTGTCAGTCCACATCCGATAATGAACAATCCCATCTGACTATTTAACACAGTTTCTACAATATGAAATATCATCTGTGTTCCCCACTTCCAACATATAATACAAACATCATAAGAATCATCACAAAAACTCCGGTAATAACTTGATTGGTCATTATCTACTCATTTAATGTTATTAACAATTGTTAGAACCCCATGTGCATAAAAGAACAATAAAACTGCACCAATACTTGCAGATATTAATGATGCTGTTTTATTATGATCATCTATTGCCTTTGCAACAGATATATCAATCATTTCTTGAACTTCTTCTGGTGTCATTTTTCATCTCCAAGAAACTTCGCAAGAGGATCTCTTCGGGTTTTGACTATTTCAACTGCTCGTTTATAAAACATATTATCCATATTTCCAGACTTTTCAAAAGTCTCTTTGATCTTCACCCAATTATCGTAGGTGTGCTGATCCATAGTTTTAAAGATGAATACTACTAGTTATATTAGTAGGTATTTCTAGATTGTCAAGTTTATGTTCGTTACATAACATAGTTTAAAAAATTATTAAATTAACGAACTTCAAAATCCAATTTTCTTACTTTACGTTGTCTTCTTGCTTCTTGCCAAGCAATATCCTCATTAGTAAGAACAGAAGATTTTGATTTCGTGCGAATAGAATTTAGCATAACAACTTGAGATAAATCAAGTGCAGAAATTCTATCTCCGCGAATGGTTGCCATATTTGAACAACCACAAGTTATAGTTTTAGTTGGATGCCCCTCTAACTCTCTACCACAAGAGCGACATCTGATTTTTAAGTTTTCCATGATTAAAATAATTATTGAACTGGTATTTGTTGTGGAGTTTCTTCAGGAACAATCATCGGCGTTTGTTCTGAATCTTCTACAGATAATTTAGAATTTTTTTCAGTTATAGATCTAAGCATCCATACAAATTTACCATGAGATTCCATTAAATCTTGAAGTAAACTTTCGGTTGCATATGATCTTTGATTTCCTGCTTCCTCAGATGCTTCTGTTAAAAGTTCAATAAGAATCATATTATCAGTCATCAATCTTTTAACCATTTCATCAGATTTAACAACTGGTTTTCCTGGAACAATTTGCTTTTGTCCCAGTTCATCCATTTGAATAATATTAGAACCTTCGCCAATAGAAGAAACTTCAACAATTCTTGAAAGAGACCCAATTGGACGAATATTCAAATATCTCATATGCTCAGATAAACGATCAATTTCTTCAAACATTGCTTCATATTGTTCTCCAAAAAGAGTATGAAGTTGTTGAAAATCAGATCCAACAACATTCCAATGAAAAACCCATGTTTTATGAAACAAAATAAAAAGATTTGCCTGAATATCACTAATTAATTTGTATAATTTTTCCATTATATCATACTTTTTCAAGTATTTATATTGGGTTTATTTAAGAAATACTCTACACTGTTCATCACATCATTCATAGCATCTCGTAGATTTTCACTCTGTCCAGATTCTTGTTTAACTATGGGTCGGTGATCATCAGTAAGAGTCCAACGCCACAGATTCATATCTTTACAGTGCCAGAGATTAATTTTCATATTTACTATCTATAAAAAAAGGAGGGGTTTCCCCCTCCAAATTTATAATACTTTCAGATATCAGAAAGTGAACTTGGTCTGGATAATACCACCGAAGTTGGAAGAAGCACCAGTGAATGCCTGATTGTTAGAAACATAGAACACTGCAGGAGTGATCGAAATGTTGTCACTCACACGGTACTTGTAGAATGCTTCCCACATAAGGGCATCCTTAGAAAGACCAGCAGCATTGCCAGGTTGACCGATAGCAAAACCAGCACCGTTACCCTTAGCAAATACATCACTCCACTGAAGACCAGCGAACCAACTTTGCGAATCAGTAGCAGCATTAGGAGTTGCTTTTCCAAGAGCATTCCGACTTACATTGTTCCAACCATAACCAGCACTCACAGAAGGAATGACGCCAGATTTGGAAGGTTGCCAGTAAGCACTGATACCATAACCATTAGAGGTTTGACCAGGAGCAAGAGCACCAGATCCACCAGCAACAGCGTTGAAGATGCGAACACGAGTTCCTTCAGTACCATAACGATAACCAAAGGCAGCACCCCACTGAGGAGCACGATAACCAATCTGTGCCAGAGTATTCAGACCACCAGATTGGTTGAACTCACCTCTGTTGGATTCAGAACCATTCTGAGCAACATAGTTTACACCAGCAACAAGTCCACCTTTCTTTCCAGGTTGAACATACTGAAGACCAAAACCAGATCCAGTTGCCTTGTTATAGACACCAGGAGCACCGGCAAGTTGGAAGAAGTCCAGAACATCCGACTTATATGCCGAAGGAATCCATGACATCTCAGTGTTACGAACCAGAGCACCAGCAGTAGCAGTCATGCCCTTAGTAAGAACAGGGAACTGGTAATACAGACGATCCAACCACACGTTGCTGGAAGTTCCAGTACCTTGAGAAGTTTCTGCCTTATCCAGTTTGAAGAGGGAGTTGGAAGAACCGAAAGGTTGAGCAGAGAAATTACCCGAACGAAGGCGAGTACGAAGTAGATCTTTACCAGTGAACGATGTATCAAAGTTCAGACGAAGATCATAGTTGAATGCAGTATTACCAACATTCGTGCTGGGAGCATTACGAGTAGCACCAGGAGTCTGAGCACCACCAACACCACCAAGAACAAAGTTTGCTTCACCACGAAGTTTGGTAGTGGTGGAGAACTGAGTTGCTTCCAGGCGACCAACTTGTGTTTCCAGTTTGGTTACACGACCACGAATAACTGCAAGTTCAGCACCAAATTCTTTCATAAGGCGTTGAAGTTCGTCGGTAACTTCCGTCACACGATCCAGGCAGGCGTTCAGCAGTGCTGCTGCCTCATAACGGGTCATTGATTGACCACCAGCATAAGTGCCGTTAGGGTAACCGGCAACACAACCGTAACGCTCTACAAGGGAGGAGAGTGCCCCGTATGCCCAATCAGTAGACTTTACATCGGAGAATTGTGAAACGCTTGTAACCTGTTCCGAAGTGGAATATTGGTTGACTGCTGCAATATTAAGATCTGCCGCATTCGCAGCAACAGGAGCAACCATTCCCAGAGCAACAGGCGCAAGCATCAGTTGTTTGAGTTTCATAAATTTGTTAAGTTTTACAACTACAGTGTTTATTTATGCTCCTGTTATTTTTGGAGCAAGCGGATGATCGGATTCGAACCGACGACAAACTGCTTGGAAGGCAGCCATTCTACCACTGAATTACATCCGCATTACTAGATGATTTTGTTGCATAACCTGCGGTAATTGCTGAATCATCTAACGCCGAAGTCGGGAATTGAACCCGAACTTTTCCCTGACAATGGAATTTAGAGTAATTGCTGTCCGTATCTAAAACTAGATAACTGCTTTTTAACGTGCTACCGTTACACTACTTCGGCATTACTAGATAGTTTTTATTTTTCGGATAAAAATTTGGCGAAAAAGTTTTAAATTGCTGAACTATCTAAAGTGGGGAAGGTAAGATTCGAACTTACGACCAACGGCTCCCAATGCATTTTAATTGCTGTTAACATCTTAACAAGATGTATTTTTTCGTTGCTCTACCAACTGAGCTACTTCCCCATTAGAACGAGATTATTTGAGATAAGGGATCGAACCTTAACCATCTATGCAGATAGTTTCAACCAGAAGGGTTTGCTGAATAATCTCTAAAGGTGGAGAGGGTTATACCCTCTCCGATGAATCAGGAGAATACTTCTCCCACCGCATCATAACGTTCATTATACACGGTTTCGTTCATAGTGTCAATAGGAGTAATGACACTATCGGTTAGAACAGACTTCAGAATAGAAGAACTGCAACCGGATACCAGACAAGTGCCAGTATCGTGTGCCTTAATAGGTACATTACCATAAGAGTTCACATTCCAAAAAACCAGTTGAGGCATTTCATACCCTGCCTTACGGTAGAGTTTTTGAATTTGCTCAAAATTGGTTCTCTTGTTGGAGCGGCAGCACTGGTCAAACTGCATGTCAGAGACAATGATCAGTTTTTGAGGCATATCCTCCGCAGGAACATTATTCTTTACTCCAGCATCCAGAACAGTTTTGAATACTGCCATCAGGTCGGTATTCATCTGCCAAGCAGCACGAGAAAGATTCTCAACCCGCTTACCGATGGTAGAACCAACGATGGATTGAAGTTCAGGTTGTGCAGAGAAAGTCAGGAACTTGTTCTTCCAAACTTGAGCAGTATTACGCTCTGCAATATACATCGCAAGAGAGATAGACACTGCCATAGGGCGACCCATCATAGATCCAGAAACGTCTGCAACTACCAGACCGTTAAACTCTTTACCTTCCATGTAGTTAGGAAGTGCTTCCCACTGCAGGTCAATGGTTTTGTCGTTACGAGCACCCTTGTAGAGATACTGTTCAACAATATCATATGGATAGAGAGTTGCTGCATTGATCTTTGCTTCACCCTTCTCAACGGCACTGAGATAATCAGCATACCGAGTTGCATCTTGCTTTGCGAATGCTTTGCGATACATGAAAGCAGCACGGGAAGGCAGTTTGGAATAATCAATTACAGACCATTCCTTAGAGCACATTGCCTTTTCAACAACGTTAATGTGAGTACGAAGATTGCTGAGAACCTTACGATACTCGCGCTCAGTCATGCCAAGATGTGCGGCAATCTTACGACCTAGACGCTTGCTATCTTTGCTAGAAGCATTGATAGAAGGCATCCATTTGGCAAGCAGAGATACTGGTGCGCCTGCTTTGAAGGAAACACGATCCAGATTCATTTGATTCTGAATTGCATTCAGCACAGTTTCCCAGGCAGAAGTGTTTTCCAGAACAAGAAGGTCATCCCAACGTCCATATACAGGAACCAGAGAAACCAGTTTTTCACCAATTTCACCATTATCTTCTACCAGATATTTGAAGAGGTTACGGAAAACTTCACGCTCACCTTGTCCCCCACGAATATCCCGTGCCCAGAAGAGAATACGAGTAGCAGTCTCAGGATTCTCCGCATATGCATGGGCAAAAAGTTTTTGTGCTTGCTTGACATCATTACGGCAAGCAGCGATTTTTCCGAAAAGATCCAGACACTTATTCAGAGTGGATTTGTATGCTTTTGCACCGTTCAGAGTTTCGGTGACATTCATTTCGGATTCAAGAGCATTCATAAAAGTCATAATTTTTCTCCAAGTTGATGTTTAGTTGTTTTTCAGATACAATTAGGTTGATTGCTGAATCAACTTTGTTGAGCAAGATGAGTTTTTTGCTTGTTAGATTAAGAGTCTAGTGCAGTTTTTTTGCTGCCTCATCTTAGAACACCCGAAGGTGTATGGGAAATACTGGATTCGAACCAGTGACTTATTGCTTGTAAGGCAACCACTCTACCACTGAGTTAATCTCCCGATTGGGTGGTCTCTCTCAACCACCCTTACAGAATAACAGGGTTTTGATTTGGCGTCAACCCCTGTGGTACAGTTCAGAAACTGTCCTCAACCGATTACATATTCTTTCCATTCTGAAACACGACTCTTTTGAAGATCCAAATAAACACGGTTGAAAGGTGCTTCTGGATTTTTCTTCAAAATCATATTTGTTTCGGAAAGAAAATGATTTCCTTTCTTTAAGTTACATTTGGTGCAACAGGCAACTAGATTTTCCCATGTGTCCTGTCCACCTCTTGAACGAGGAATCACATGGTCAATTGTAAGATCTTTCTTGGATCCACAGTATTGACATTCATGATCATCCCTCTTGTAGATAAGTGCTCTTGTAGGATAAGAGTCTTTTCCACGATTAAAAGGAATTTTTACATAACTGACTAAACGAATCACACGCTTAGTAATAAGTCTTGCTTTGTCCTTGAAAAGAAGAACAATTGCTCTTTTCCAGTTTGTAAAATGTAATGGTTCATAAGAACTGTTTAGAACCAGTATTGTACTATGTGGTTCTATGGATTCCATTTGTTTTGTTGCACCTCATTTTATTTAGATTATGGCACCCTGAGAGGGATTTGAACCCCCGTCTTCTTCGTTCGTAGCGAAGCACTCTTCCACTGAGTTACCAGGGCTGGCACGGGATGTAGGAATCGAACCCACATCAAAAGGTTTGGAAGCTCTTGTCTTACCATTAGACCAATCCCGTATATGTTTGGATATAAAATCCAATACCGAAGGTGGGATTCGAACCCACAACATTTCGCTTTTGAGGCGAACACCTCTACCAATTGGATCACTTCGGCATATGGGCGTGAGAGGATTCGAACCTCCACTGTACAGATTCTAAGTCTGGTGCCTCCTACCATTGCGCTACACGCCCATAAAAACTTGATTGAACAAACAATCAAGAATTTATCCAAGTCATAACCTCTTCAAGAAGAATCGGACGAAAATTAGTATGCTCAACACATACACATTGATATCGGTTATCAATGTTCCCGAACGTATTCTTCACTCTATTGGAATGAAGATGTCCGTGAATGTTTACCCCAAATCTATCAAGTTGAGATTCATGAAGAGGAACATGACTAAGAATCATATTGTTTAGAACATGATATGCACGAATATCGTAAAAATGTTCTGCATATTCACTGAGTCTAAAAATATCATGATTCCCTTTAATGAGACACTTCTTTCCATTAAGTTTGGAAGCAGTTCCCATTGATCTACGATTGATTACATAATCTCCAAGATGATAAACTTTATCATTCGGTGAAACAGTTTCGTTCCAGTAATCAATCATAGCCTCATCCATTTCATCGGGATGATTCCACGGACGAAGTTTTTGTCCGTCTTCTCTCAGAAACTTACACACACCATGATGTCCAAAGTGTGTGTCAGATACCAGAAATACTCTAGATCTACTCATTTTTTCCTCAGGTGTGTTTGATTTGTTTTCATAGAATAGCAGGTAAAACCCAAGAATTCTAGGAATGTGTGCCAGTTTTGGAACTGGCAATGTCCGTGAGAGGATTTGAACCTCCACTGTCTACCCCCTCAAGGTAGTGCCTCCTACCAATTGCGCTACACGGACGAGTTCCAGAAATAGGATTCGAACCTATATTATACATCTTCAAAGGATGGTGTCCTGCCAGTTAGACGATTCTGGATTAAAGTGGAATACTCCACAGAGTCTAGTGTGGGATTCGAACCCACGGTGAAAGAAGTTTTGCAGACTTCCGCATTCGGCCACTCTGCCAACTAGACATTAACGTGAAACCTATTCAACATAGTGTTGGAGCGACCAACTGTTTCACGCTGTCGGATTAATTACTTCCGACAAAGCCCCTAGACAGAATTGAACTGTCGTCTCCGCTTTACAAGAGCGGTGCATCACCACAATGCTTTAGAGGCAATATTGAACTATTTGGAAATACCGGATAGTTCAAAGCCCTTAGTGAGAATCAAACTCACGACCTCATTCTTACCAAGAATGCGTTCTATCACTGAACTATAAGGGCGGGGTGTAGGACGGGACTTGAACCCGCATAAACCAGATTCACAATCTGGCGCATTAACCAATTATGCTACCTACACAGTGGCTGTAGGTGGAGTTGAACCACCGACGACTTCCTTATGAGAGAAGCGTTCTACCAACTGAACTATACAACCAAAGCGGAGAATAGAGGGTTCGAACCTCTGGTGGTTTTATCCACACAAACTTTCCAAGTTTGCACCATAAACCTCTCGGACAATTCTCCAGGTTTGAGAGAAGATGGAATCGAACCACCATTGCCAAGGGACGGAATCGAACCGCCTCTAACACCGTCGTGCTCACCACCAAGGTGCTCTCTCAACGGAAGTGACTGGATTTGAACCAGTGGTGCCAATTACTTGACACGGAATCTTAGCAGGATTCTGCAATAAACCGGACTCTGCCACACTTCCTTATAAAATACCCCGAAGGGTAATTGGAACGACGAGATTTGAACTCGTGACCGCACGGTTATCAGCCGTGTGCTCTACCAACTGAGCTACGTTCCATCAAGGTAGGAGTCGATATCAACAATCTACCAGTTTCAGTTTTCGGACTGAAAAACCTATCACCAACCAACCGAAGTTTCATAACGGAGGAAGTGAATCTCCGTGACCATAAAGGTCAAGCGGGAACACCCGGAATCGAACCGAGACCTCATGTTCTTCAGACATACGTGCCGACCAACCTACACCATGTTCCCACACAATGCAGTCTATGTACGATAGACTTTTATCCGACGCATGTAAAATCGGTTGGAGTTTTACTAGTATTCTCCAAATCGGGATAGAAGGTACTGCCCCCTCTTCGCTGCGTCCCAAACGCAGAGTTATACTTTTCTACTATATCCCGTTGTTTTTATGTAATCCTCAATTAAAGGACTTACCAAGTGTCTATGTCTAGAATGAAACATCCTATGATGATTTGGACATAATGGTATTAGATTTTCTGGATTGTTATTTTGTTTATTGTAGTCATTATGATGAACTTCAACAATTAAATCAAAACCACAAACACAACACTTTTTTGGATGGTGTGTAAAGCATATTTTGCGATAGTGTGCATCGCCATCGAATCCATCCTTATAGTTTGGGTTGTTTTCCCCACTTCTAAAAAAAGTATTAGAGCAAGACCTTGAACAAACCGTTTTTTCGTCTTTACTCCCTTTTAGAGTTTCAAATAAAGTACTACAAACTGGACATTCTTTTTTAATTAATTCATATTTTCTTGGAGGTTCATATTTTGGAACTTTTATTCCAAATTGGTTTTGAAGAAATTTAATTTTTCTCCTCCAAGTTCCATTATCACAACCTCCAAGTTTTTTAATAACTTGTCCAGGACCGTTTGATGTTGAACAAGCAACTTCAAATTGTTCTTTAGTTATGATTTTGTTTTTCATTTTAGTTTCGTAGTATTAGGTTTTGAGATACACCCAAACTATTTATATACGACAATATAAAAGATAAACATAAAATTGTCAAGTATGCTTCATAAGAAGCAACTCCCCCGACTGGATTCGAACCAGTGACAAACGGATTAACAGTCCGCGATTCTACCGCTGAACTACAGGGGATTATAAGTATCCTCAATTAAGAGGAAGAAGCGTAGACGGGCATCGAACCCGCAAAATATCCATCTTGAAAGGATGGTGACTTTACCAATTTGTCTACTACGCCAAGCGGAGAGAACAGGACTCGAACCTGCGAAGGGTTTTACCCCCCGACCGTTTTCAAGACGGCGTCCTCGACCGAACCGGACTCTCTCCATAAGAAATATCTATTATAATAGAGATATTTCTATCAGTTTATCAATACTGCCCACATACAAAACTGAAAAAGTATAGGGACGACGACCTCTAGGGGATTTGAACCCCTGACTTTCTGCTAGACAGGCAGACACTCTAACCGCTGAGTTAAGAGGCCAAATGGAGCGAAATATCGGATTTGAACCGATGACATCAACCTTGGCAAGGTTGCGTTCTACCACTGAACTAATTCCGCAGGTTAGCACTCATTCTGTTATCCCCCGTTAAAAGGCAGATATAAGCACCAATGGACCCAAGGAGAATCGAACTCCTCACAGTTTGCTTGCAAAGCAATCTCGCCAGCCTTGGTACATGTGAGCCCGTGGCGGAGGCAGGATTCGAACCTGCGACCTTCAGGTTATGAGCCTGACGAGCTACCGGACTGCTCTACTCCACAGTAAACTAGATGATTGTTTTTTCTACCAAAAAGAAAGTAAGAATTGCTGAATCATCTAATGGGAGAAGAGGGAATTGAACCCCCGAGGCTAAAAAACCACTCCAGTTTTACAGACTGGTACTACGTTGCCAACAGTAGACATCCTCCCATTCAGTTTATATTTAATGACCGAACTGACGGTCGATGGGTCTGGCGGGACTCGAACCCGCAACTTCCAGGTTAAAAGCCCGTTACTGCTACCAGTTGAGTTACAGACCCATATAATATAGGATTTCTATTTAATTGTCAAGGTTCTGGTGGTCTCTCAACCACCCTTTTAGAATACCACCGAATCAAGTTTGAATCAAGTGGTGTGTGCCAGTTTCAGAATTGGAACTTGGCGTTTGGGGTCTCGTTCCCCCACCGATTTACTTAGAATACCACTGCTTCAAACTTTTGGGAAGAAGAGTGGACACTTATGAAACTGTCCCAAGCAACAAAAAAGGGGAGGAAACTTTTAGTTTCTCTCCCCTTTTGCTTTATGTTAGAATGACTTCATTCTTTCATAATAGCAGAAGGGGACTCACACGCAATATGCCCGCATGAATTCCAATCAGACATATTGCTGAGTGGATATGTAAATTGGGGTTTTGCGAACGAACGAGTCATTTTTGTTTTACAAGTATGTTTTATTTATAAGACTTTTTTGGAAAAAAGTCAAGCGCCTCAGGTAGGATTCGAACCTACGGCTAACCGCTTAGAAGGCGGATACTCTAGTCCACTGAGTTACTGAGGCATAAACCTTCCAATATTGGAAGGTATTGGACTTACAATAACGGTGGTTGAATCCCCTCCGCTGCCTATGAGATCATTATAGGGTCTTTGTGCTCAGGTGTCAACCTGCTGCCTTTGCTTCCTTACGTGCTGCCTTCTCTTCAGTGATCTCTCCCCTCCGTGCCTTGACGAGTTTGGCAACTTCCTGAAGTGCCTTACGAGCACGAGTTCCTGCTGCACTATTGCCAGCAGCAAACTTTTCGTCTTCTACTTTCCATGCTTCAACGGCATTTAAGAGTTCTTGTGATACAGACATGATAATCTCCAAAAAATAAGATATGATTATATAGTCAGTTTTTTGGACAATCTTCTACCCAAACTGCACAAATTCTCATTGGAGGTGCAAGTGCCTTACATTCATCAGTATAGCAGACACTTTCATCATTCTTTTCATCAACATATTTTGGTTTATATTTTTGATCTGCTTCTTCAATAATACGATCATATTCTGAAGTTACATTTTGAATTTCTCTATCAACATCTCTGCCAATTCTGCGATTCAGTTTTTCAGGATCTTTAATTATAAATTCATTAAGAATAGTTTGTGGGAAATATTTTCTTTGAATCTCATCAAATAAATCCCAAAGTCCATTTTCAGATACTCCAGTACACTGGGAGAGTATTGCAATCATAGAACTCAGTACAATTCCTATAATTGCATACTGCTTTATATCTGGTTTTTTATTTCCAAAATTGAAATTAAACATAAATGGGGAGATCTAACCCTCCCCACTATTTATTCTATTGTGTCAAACTTCTGCTAGGATCAGTCGGTTGGCATAATTATAAGCAAAATCAGTTCTTGCTCCGTGATGACCCCAACGGATCCACTTTCTAGCAAGTCTCATATAATCATTAATAGACTTACCAGGAGTTTTCATTTGATTCTCAATCATCTTCCAATCACCTTCGTGCAGCATATAGTCAAGTTGTGCATCCAGTGAGGAAGGATTAGCACCAATACGAGCAGCATGTCTTCCTAGTCCATAAAAACGAGGAGCATTAGTCCATTGAATAATGCCATACCCCCCACCACAGTTAGGATAGGAAGTTCTAGCACCACCTTCACAGATATTAGGAGTGAAGGTAGATTCTTGTCGGATATTGCCCATAATGGTTGCTAGGGCGTTTTTGTCACTGATTCCTCGTTTCTGTAAGAATTCCAGAGTACGGGACTCATTGGTATTACATCCTTTACAAACTAATCGTTTTACTTTAGGTTTCTCGGGAACAACCTCTTTGGTCTCTGTCTCTTGAGTAGGCGCTTCAGGAATAATCGCAAATGGCGGTTTTACTGAAGATGTTGCCATACTCGGTGCTGGCAGTGTTGCCGCTGATGTTGCAACCGCACCTAAAAGAGCTACGGTTACATTTGTTAGGTTTTTAAGCATTAATTTTAATTGAATTCGGCATCCGTTTAGAAAGGGGGTACACCCAACCTCTCGGAGGGCACTTTCCACGGCTCTAAGTGTCACATCAATGACTCATAGTAAAAAACCCACCATTTGAGTGGGTCTACGCATTATAAGTGATTATTTAGGATCTGTCAAGCCTCTGGATCTTCGGTCTCCTCTACCTCCTCGGCAGGGTCAGGTTCGGGAAGAGTTACGCCAATTTGAGTAAGATACTCAATTGCTCCCTGAACTTTAAGTAGAAGTTCTCTTTTCTCAGTCGTTTCCTGAGAAAGAGACTGCCTTTGTTGAAGTAAATTAATGAGATGTTCTTGTTGTTCAGTCATAATTTTAAATAAAAATTCGTTTTATTTATAATGGGTCAATAAATACATTATACTACAAAATCGAAAAATGTCAAAGTCACCAAATAAGGGTAAAAAAGGTTCTGCTGGTGGCAAGCAATCCAAACAAAATCAGGGTAATGCGACTGCCAAAAAAGCAAAGAACGGAGGTAAGAAAAAGTGAGGTATTATGCCAAGAGAATGGAATACTCCTAATAGAGAACCTTGGAATACGCCAATACACAACATCCTGAAGGCAATTGATAATCATACTCAAGAGTATTTCAAAAGTGGTGATACTTGGCATCTAGAGAAAGCAGATATATTAAGAACTTATATTCACGAACTTAAAACTTGGATTCATAATCAAGAAAAAAAATGAAAGAATGTTAAATGAGGGTATTGCATATCCTTACGTCTTATAATTTTCTCCAAAGTTTTCCTTCAGCAATTCTTCTTCTCAATAATCCTGCTTCTACATCACTTCCAGGATTTTTGTAAAGTTCAAGAGCAGCAGGAACTTTACCCCATTCTTTATTCTTAAGAACTCTAGTTATGGTCACATATCCTCGACTACCATAAAAATTAGCACCAAGGTTATAAGCAAAAGACAATAAAGCACCGCGCTGATAATCATTCATCTCACTCCAATAAGGTATTTGTTTCAGTGCTGAAAGAAATTCATTTTGTATCTGCCAATCAAACAATTCATCTGCTTCTTTCTGAGTAATCTTTTCTCCTAACTTAAAAGGACTTCCATCCTTCTTACGAGTGCTTCCCCATCCTATAGTATAAGGTTTTCCTTTAGTATAAGGATCTGGATATGCTACTAATTTACATTTTTCAAATTCTTTAATGAGTTCTATTCCTTCTTTCAGAATAGAACTTTCTACTTTTTTACATCAAAGATTCTTCCCCATCCAGTCCTATCTTTTCCTTTCTCTAACCAACGATACATCAGATCAGACTTTTTGTAAACAGCACCTTTGCCATTTGTTGCAGGACCAGTATATCCATCATTCAGAGAACCATAAGGATCATTTACCACATAATCTTCACCCTTCTTACCGATGACTACAACCATGTGCCCACCAGAAGGAGCAGATAGAGTACCCCTGTGATAGATCCCGATAACAACAGGTCTCCCAGCAGCAAGCTCACGATCAAGATCAGCAAAAGAAAGATTATAACTAAAGTGTGACTTAACTCCATAACCTTCCAGAACTTTTGTCTGAACGGTATGATCAGTTGTGTCACCAATTGCAAATACTTTCTGAATATAAGAATCATCACCCTTTGCTCCCTTAAGAGTCCCTGGTTTAAAGTATTCCAGACACATCGCACAAGAAGATGAATTACAGGTTCTTTGAGCATCTCTGTAATTATCTGTTTGTGGATAATAAGGAACTGCGAGAACACCAGGAACTGCTGGTTTTGTTCTGAAAATACGAACCCAGTTTGAAGTATCATCAATCAAATCTGGATTCTTATCTGCAAGATCCACTTCAAGTTGCTCTACTGCAGCAACGTGTTTTGGATTATTAGGATCGAAATGTTGAAAAAAGTTATGAAGATCAATTTTCATAATTATTATCCCAAGATATTTTACTTGAAATATTTAGTATTTCTCACCAATATATTCAAGAGAAAAAATATCATGCTCCTCAATTTTAGGATCTAACCATTCATTAAATTCTTGTTGAATTGAATAAGCATTATGATATTCATGCTCCTCATGAATATCACAAAGAACATGAATACGTTCTATTGCCCAATCATGATTAATACGAAGAGTTTCAATTAAAGTTTCCATAGTCTTTTTTTAGATACCTGCCTAGGATATTGCTATTGTAGTATGCTGGACTACCATCGTCAAGTGCTTCCTTCAACACATTATTTAAAAAGAGTTGCTTTGTTTCTTCATAATTACAATCACCTCTTGTCTTATGAAGACTTATAATTTCTCTAGTAAAAAATTCTTTACCATATTTTTTAATATCTTCTTTAAGTTCTGGGCAAGAACCATAATACTTTTTCCAATCAGATTCTTGTTTAACTTTTCTTTTTTTTCCTGGAGGAGTTCTAAAAGACCAAAAATATTTCCTACCCCAATACTTTCTTTGAGTCTTAGAACAAATTATTAAATATACAAATCCAAAATAGTCTTGAATATCTTCAGTTTCAAAAACTTTTCCTTTGAATCTCCAAGGATTCTCATAGCTCATACTTAAGTCTCAGAGAGCTATTATTTATCCTTCATCCTTAGCAAAGCGATTCTAGCAATAAAAAGGGGGTCTTGTCAACCCCCTGAGAATTATGTTATAATAGGATCAATGCTTTCTTGATTCACTTACATAATACTCAATGATGTCATCCCAAGTGTACTCAGAAAGATCATATCCTTCTTCTAAAAGATCATCTACCCATTCTGAAACTTCTTCAGCAAAAATATAATTTTGATATTCTTCAATAATTAAACCAACAGCAGATTTATCCATTTCTAACATGATATAATGTGCTTCTTCGAGACTATCTGCATGACCACGACCAATCAAGTAATCTAAAAGAATATCATAAGGTTCATAATCATATGATTGTTTTAAAGTTGAGTTTTTTTGCATAGTTGTTGAAGTAGCAGTTGGTTTTGTTGTTGATGGTGTTGCTGCTTTAAATGCATTTGGATTTTGAGTTAGTGATTGATTGCCTAATTTCAATTTTGCAACATCAGGCGATTGAACTGAAGGTGAATTCATAGGAAGTCTAGACTTCATATCTTTCATTAAAGGATTATCAGTTTGTTGAGTTCCACGAATTCTTGCTCGTTCAGCAGCAGCACTAGCAAGTTTTTGATTTGCCAATTCCCATGTTGATTTACCAGTTTCTTCTGCACCTTTAATATTACCAGTCTTTATTTGTTGCTTATACAATCCCATTCCACCTTTAATCTTATCTGCAGTTGATGCAGATGCTGATGAGGTTGATTTTGGTTTTGCTGCTTCTGGTTTTGGAGGTCTTGGTGTGGGTACTGCTGATGGAGTTGGTTTTTCTGCTTCTGGTTTTGAAGGTGTTGTTGGAGGCGTTGCTTCTGGTTTTGGAGAATCTTTCTTTGTAGCATCTATGGTTGCTTTAGATTGCCAACCATAATCCTTTCCAGTCCAAACTTTTGTTCCTATACCGGGAAGAGTTCTAGTTTCTCCAGGTTTAGATCCTGGTTTTTCACCTTTCCAAACAGTCTGTGGATTTTGCCATCCATAATTACCACCAATCCAGACTTTTCCCCCAGGGCCTATTTCTCCAAGTTTTGGCATTTTTATTTTTAATATTACTATCTGTAAAAATATTTATAAAAAAAAGAGGGTCAAAAGACTCTCTAGTGTATTATTTTGAAAAGTGGTCTCACCTTTCACCACGCATATGTCTTTCAGATTCTCTTGCTTTTTGAAGTGCCTGACTAGTATTTTGTTTTCCTGGAATATAAGTATGGGCAGATCCAGATTTTCTTTCATTCTCTTTATTAAACTTTTTCTGAAGATATTTTGCTCTTCTAGTTTCTTCAATAATACTCTCTCTCCACTCATCATTCATATTTACCATCATGGCAAGTGCTTCTTCCTCAGTTTCAGCATATCCTTCATCAAGAAGATAACCTTTAATAACATCAAAAATATCAAAATCTTGATTTAATCCATAAGGATTTCTTTCTTGTGATGGTTTAGATGGTTGGGGTTTTGCTGTTTGTGGTTTTCTTGGACTTGGAATACTACCTGCCGCCTCTCTACCTTGTTGTAAAGCATGACCAGCCCATTCTCTACCTTTACCCCCAAGAAGAGCCTGATCAGCTGCTGCTGCTAATCCCACCCATGGTAAAACATTACCAGTTTTTGCAAGTATTTCCTTGGTTGTCTGTTTTGCTCCAGGAATAAATTTAGGTCCTTCTTTAGTTTGTTTAACTGATCCTTGCCAAGCAGTTTTTATAGCACCTTTTCCAGATTCCAGTGCTTTACCAGCAACTGTTTTTAATACACTTCCTAAACCACCTTCACTAAGATACTCTTCATAGAGTTCATCATAAGTATACTCACTTAAATCATATCCTTCTTCAACTAATTCATCAATTACTTGTAGAAATTCTTGAATATTTTCTTGCTCTTGTAAATCACCAGTACAATTATTATAGATAGAAACATAAGATTCTATTAAAGATCTACAGTTTCCGGCAGTTAATCTTTCCATTAGAAATAATACCTTTACTATTATTTATTTATTAAACTGGTCTTGCCATCGTTGAAGAAGATGGTTTAATACCAGTTCCCACTTTTTTAGGTCCTACAAGTTTTGGACCTACAATCTTAGGTCCAACCTTTGCCTGACCAACACCACGACCAGGAAGTTTCTGTGCAGTTGCTGCTTGTGGATTAATTCCAAGTTGTCTCTGATATTGTTGAGTTCCTCTAAGAGCAGTTCTATATTCTTGTTTTGCTGCCTGGGATTCTGCTGCTTTAGAATATCTACCAATATTCAACGCTCTTCCAACTCTTGCTCCAAGACTTGTATCTCTAGATTGAATTGAAGGTCTTGCAAGATAAACTGCCCTTCCTCCTTTATATGCCAAATCCCCAACAACTTGTCTACCAGTTTTTGGATCACGAACTAATTGAGTGGAGGAAAGTTTTGCAGTTTTTCCACCAGAAGTAAGAGTTCCTGCTTGTCTATTAACCGTTGTAGGTCCTCCTACACCTGTAAGAGCGGATCCTTGTCTTGTACCATAGGCACCAGATTGTGATGCAACTTGTCTTGCTCCTCTGGTATCAACTGTTTGTTGTGCTTTTTGTAGTCCAGATCCTCGATTGATTAATCCACTTCTCTGCTGAAACTTATCAAATCCAATTGATCTTGATACTGCTTGTCTTGCTGGGCGTGTTTTATTTGCTGCCCAGTCATATGCTTTTCCTGATGTTTCTGCTCCCACCAATCCTGCAGTGATTGCAGCGGCACCTTTAACAATTGGTGGTCCCGGAACCATGGCACCAAATTTTGCTGCAGCAGCATATCCTGCTAGTTGTGAAGCAGCACCACCTGCTGCTCTTGCTCTAGATTGTCCAGTATCTCTTCTATCTTTATAATCTAGTGCAGCACCAGCAACGTTTGCTGCAGGTCCGACAGCATTACCTAAACGTGAACGAAGTCCTGGACCATTTGTTGCTGCTGTGGGGGGTTTTGCTGTAGGTGCTGGAACGTTACTGGTGGGTGGTTTTGGTGGTGGTGGAGTAGATGCCTTAGGTTGCTTAGGAGGTGCCTGAGTGGTCTTAGGTTCCGCTTTAGGTGATGGTGGAGTAGATGCCTTAGGTTGTTGTTTAGGAGGAGTTTGAGAGGTTCCAGAAGGTTGTTTAGGCGGTTTTTGTGTGGTTCCAGTTCCTCGTACATCTTGCCCAGAAACCTTAGTATTTTTAACTTCAAATCCAGATGGAGGTTTACCAGTCTTCATATATCCTTTCATAAATTCTTTGGCAGCAGCAGTTGTTTTTTCACTACTATTCCTTTCGTAAAATCTTCCACCTTTAGTAAATTCTTTTGGATTTGCATTCATCCAATCTTGCCATGCTTTTTGCGCTTTTACAGCATCTTCATTCAAAAACTCGCTAAAAGTCTTCATTTATTTCTTACTTTTTTAGATATTTATAAAAAAAGAGGATCTCAACGACCCTCATTATTCATCCATTCTTTTTCATAATCATAATCGCCAAACAGAAACTCATCACTTTCTGCTGCCTCTTGGTATGCGTTCAGGATTTCCTGTTCGCACCATTCATCATAGTTGGAATCCTGAGAAAGTATCTTTGGTAACATCTTGCTTGATTCCTCCAACAATGTACGATTCAACTTCGGTTTCTTGTGGCGCCACTTGAAGACCCTTAGAACTAATCCAATGTTCAGTCCAAGGAAGGGGATTATTCTTTGCCGGAATATCATAAAGAGGTTTCAGTCCGATTGCCTTCATTCTACGGTTAGCAATCCATTCAACATACTGCTGTAACAGTTTGTCATTTAGACCAATCA